ATGCCAGCCAGAAACGATGCGCGGTCGTGGAATTGAACCGATACGACCAGGCGAAAGCATAGTCATTCGCGCCAGACACCATTCCAGCCGTCGGCGTAAGCCGCATCGAGAGACGGTCCCCGGCGGCGATCGTGAGCGTGCCCGTCCAGGTGGCCGTCGTGATCGCGTCGGTCAACGTTGTGCGCGTGTCGACGGTGCCGTTCGCGCCGTCCTGCACGATGTCGTTGTGGACGATGCAGAACTCGACGCTATTGCTCGCGGGGATCGCGTCGAACGGCGATCCCGACGTGTGGTGGAAGTCGAACCGCGTGAGGGTGCCAGCGATCGGGAACAGGTCTTCTTCGAGATAATCGTCCGGATCGTCTGTCTGCTCGTTGTTCGCGAAACTCTTCCCACGGCCGAAACACAACGACGCGTACCGCGCCACCGCCGTGTTCTGGAACATCGTCGAAAACGACGTCGCGTAGGAGTTCTGGAAATTGTCGCCGCTGTCGAACTCCAGCGAGAAATTCGCATGCGAGAACGCCGGTGTGCCGCCGGTGTTGGTCGCCCGCAGCGACACGGTGTCGCCGGCCGCCAGCGTGACCGTGTTCGACGTATCCGTCGCCGACGTCGCCGGATGCGCGATCGCCACGGTTAGGGCCGTCGCCGAACCGTTCTTGAAGACGGTGTAGTTGACGGTGACACCAGACCCGGGCGCATCCACCCGAACAACTTTCAGATTGCTGAGCGTGCCCGCAACCGACCACGGCGTCCGCGCGACCACTTCAGGCCCGTTCAACTGAGGCGACATCGCCCACAACGGCGAGTAAAGCGTCGCGTTGATCGACGGTAGAATCGCCGGCCAATGAATGAGTTGCTTCACGGCAGCTCCGCGATGTGGTTGTTGCTGCCGAACACCTGGCACGACACGGGATCGCCAGCGGTGATGCTGCAATCCTCGCCGCAGACCACTGAGTCTGTTGCCTCGTCGTAGGTGAAGGCTGCTTCGCCACCGAAGACGCCAGCGCGGTTGTATTGCACAGCCTTATGTGGCCCACCAGGCCCCGATTGGTTCGGCGGCGTGGACGGGCTCCCGCCGGAAACGACCGCCGTGCCGCGGGGATTACTGTTCCCGTCCCAGCGTTTGTAGACGTCGCGGAAGCTCTTCCCGAGGTTCGTCTGGGTGGCGTCGATCACGACCGTGACATCTCTGACCAGGCGATCCCTTCCGAGATCGCGGATCGTGATGTCCGAGATCATCCCGTCGGCGTTCACGTTGCGCTTGGGGACGTTGATGGCTTGGGACTGCCCTGGCCTGAGGCCGTCTTCCAACGTCCGATAGCGCACGGTCTGATGGACCGCGAGCGCCGCGGCCAACTCCGAGTCGGCGCGGGCTTGGGCCGCGGCGGCGTTCGGCACGCTGTCCAGCCGCACCACTTTTTCCCGGTAGCCGACGGCGGCGATCTCGCCCGCATCCGACGCTAGGCCGAAGGTGGCGAGCGTCCCGTCGAACTGGATGGTGATCGGGGCTCCAGCGACCGCTGCCGATGTCCGCGTGATCGTATTGGTCGTGACGTCGTACAACCACGTGGCATCACCGACCACCGTACTGAGGGTCTCGTTGTTCCCGTTGTGAAAGACGACCCCGTAATGCTTATCGAGCGTGTAGTTCAGCGCGAAGCTGGTCGTCGCGCCATCGCCGGTGAACGCTTCGACCCGGTTCAACTCCGTCCGGGTTGGCACCAGCACGATGATGCTGTTCGCGTAGTGCTCGCGCGTCGACGCGACCTTGATGTCGCCCTGGACCTGCGCGGGCGTGTTCGTGAGGACATCGAATGGCGCCGCCTCGGTGCTCGGCTGGAAGGCGCGCAGGACCTTGAACTCGTCGACCTCCCAGACGTACGGCTCGCCATCGGCGGCCGTCAGCGTCATGAGCTCGTTCAGGACGTCCGTCGCCTTCATATACTCGTGGGTAAGTTCCGGGATGTCAGGACCGTCGACCTGCCCGGCGTCGAGTGTCACGCCGAACGTCGACAAGTACGTCGCGATGATGACGAGCATGTCCTTTAACGTGCCCGCTGGCATCGTCCCGTTAACGGCTCGCCAGTCGGCGTACGCGTTGAAGTCGACCGCGGACAGGGTGGTCGCGATGCCGACGAGTGCGCCGTTCCTGAACAACCCGGACTCTTCCGGACGCTGCGCCAACCCACCAAAGATGCGCGTCCCGTTCTCGGTCAGAATCACCTCGGCGTCCATCGCCGGGCGGTAGCTGGCATCCGAGGATTCGATCGTGAAGGACGCGGTCGCGCGGGCGTTCGCCACCTGCGACACGCGGAACGTGCCCGCTTTCAGGAACTTCGTGGCGCCAGCGATCGTGAGGACCAGCGCCATGCCTCAGCCCGCGACATAGCGCCGCACGGCGCCTGGGAGATACGGGACGATGAATTCCGCGTCCTTTTGCCCGTCGCGCTCGATGATGACGGTCATCGACCCGTTCGACGACCCCTTGAGTCCGCTCGACCCGAGTGGCATGATGACCTCGTCGCGGCCGCCCTCACCGACGTTGACGAGCGTGCCTCCGCTGCGCGCGCGCACGATGCCACCCCGCGCGGCCTGCCGCGGCACGTAAGCACCCTCCAACGCCTCCGTGCCTTGGGGCTCCTGATACCCGCCGGGCAGCTTCACGCCCCCGAACGCCGCGTTCATGCCGTCCGCGGCCGCTTGCGCTGCTGCGGGGAGCCCGGAGAGCGCCGCAGGGATGTCAGCTCCGAGCACCTTCCCGATCGCCACGAGGACGTCGAGAATCTGCTGGTTCACCGTCTTCATCGCCGCGCCGACAAAGCCCTGCGCCTCGGCTTCCGCGAGCAGATGGCCGGTCGTCTCGTCGACGGCGAAGCCCCACTTCTGTTGCGCTTCCCAGAGCGCCTGCAGCTGCGGCTGCGCGAGCGCGAAGACCTGCGCCATCGGCACGCCGCGATCGATCACCGTCTGGATTTGCGTCCCGATGTCGGTGGCCACGGCCGCGAAGAGCGCGCCGTCCCGGATGTTGCCCTGCAGCATCGCCTGGAGGATTTGGCCGCTCGCACCGAGGTTGGTGAACTGGATGTTGTTCTGGTCGAGGATGAGTCCGAGGCCCATCAGCTTCGCGACCGACTCGGAGACCGTCATGTTGCCGACGGCCATGGCCGTGTTCATGGCCGTGATCGCTGGCGTGATGGACTGGTACGCCTCCAACGCGCCAGTCCCTTGCTGAATCTGCAGCGCGAAGGCCGCGAGCGCGCCCGCGCCGACGACGTCGAGATCCCCCTGCGTGCTGACGTTCGCCGCGCGCGCATTGACGCCCGCCGTGAGATTGCCGATCGACTCGAGCAGATCTTTGTGCGCCTTCACGGCGAGATCGAGCTTCCCGACTTCGGACTGGAAGTCCTTGACCTTCTTCGTGGAGAGCATCTTGTCAAGCGAGAACCCCGCCTCCTCGGCGGCTTTCTTCAGCTCGGTGATCCCGCCGGCCTGCTCGATGTAGGCGTCGCGCGCCTGGTTGGTCTTCTTCTTCTCGCCGCCGAAGAGTTTCCCGAACAGTCCGCTGATCGCGTTGCCGCCGAGCGCGCCCAGGATGTTGCCAAGACCTGGGAGCACCGACCCCAGGACGCCGCCCAGCATCCCGCCGAGCCCCTTACTGCCCAAGGCGCCCATCGCCTTGCCGGCGATCCCGGAGAGCGCGCCGCCGCCCAGCATTCCACCGAGCGATTTCCCGATCCCGCCGCCGCCCTGCAGGGCACCCATGATGGTGTTCGACAGGTTCGCGCCGAAATCCTTGGACCCGCCGAAGATCTTCGAGAGCCACGACGGCCCTGGCTTAACCTGCGCAAGCGTCTCTGGACTCAACGTTTGTGTGAGTCCAGGCACCGGCGGCAGCATCAGCTGTGGTCCGTCAGCCGCGAACCCGCCCAATCCAGCCGTGCGCGCACCGGGCATGGATTGCAACTCGAACAGCTTCTGAGCGCTCGCTAACGTCTCAGGGCTAAGCGTCTTGCTTGTCGTAATAAACTGGGCTTTCTGCAGTTCGGTAAAACGCTGCAGTTCGTTCAGGGGCACCGCGAGACCGAGGGCCTTGTACGCCGCGAAAGCCTCAAGCAGCGCCTTATTCATCCGTTCCTGTTGTTCAGCCGTCAGCTTAGTGACGCCGCCCAGTTCCGCCACGCCCTTCGTCCATTTCTCAGCGTCCTTGATGTTGTCTCGGCCGCTGATCGTGTCCATGAACGACTTCCACTCGTCGGCCTTCTTCTTCAGCCCCTTGTCGTCGCCGCCGACGCCGCCGGCGCCGAAGAGCTTGTCCCAGTCGGCTTTCGACATCCCGAGCGCCTTGAGGACGTCGGCGTTCGGGCCGCCTTTGGTTTCTGGCGGCAGATAGACGTCGCCTTTGCCGCGTGAGCGAGGGGCCCCAAGCAGATCGGCAGATGGGCGGCCGCCGCCCATCGCGCCGGCGATCATCGGACCCAGGAACGGGATCGCACCAGACGCGAACGTCGCGGAGAGAGCCGCTTTGTTCGCGACCCAGAAGCCGAACTCTTTGGAGGCTTCGCGGATCTTGACCGCGAGGAACGCAAAACCCGCCGCCAGCCCGAGGACGCCGGCGACCGTCCCGGCCGACACCGTGACCGCCGTCGTGCCAAAGGTTAGCGCGAGGCTCGAGCCGGCCAGTCGGCCCGCCGAGGCCAACGCGCCCAGCGCCGTACTCACGCGCCCGGCGACCGACAGAATCGGCCCGAGCGCCGCGAGCAGGCCGAGGAACCCGATGACGGTCAGTTGCACGGGTTGGGGCAACTGCGAGAAGAGCACGATCATCCGGACGACCAGGTCGGCGATCGGCTTCATTGCCTGCAGGATGCTCACGGCCGCCGGCAGGAGTTGCACGCCGAGTGTGATCGCCGCCTTCTCCGCGCTCGCCTTGAACTGATCCCACATGAACGCGAAGGTCTTCTTGGTCGCTTCGAACGCGCGATTCAACCCGCCGTTCGAGCCTTGGATGGCGTCGAGATTGCTCTTGTAGGCCGCGGCCTGGGTCCCGGCGGTGCCCATGACGCCCGCCAGGGCCCGGACGTTGCCAAAGAGCGCACCGGTGGCGTCCGCGTTCCCGTGGAGCCGCGCGATCAATTCAGTGAGGGTGGCGCCGAGGCCCTTGTTGGCGATGGCGTCACGGAGCCCCTGCGCGGAGATCCCCATCCCCGCGAGTGCATCGCGCGCTTCCTTGCTCGGATTGAGGACGGTGTTGAGGACGCCACTCAGACCGGTCGTCGCTTCGGCGGCGGACAAGCCGAGCCGGGTGTAGGTCGCAATGAACGCGCCGACCTCCTGGAACGAGACGCCCAGCGAGGCGGCCACGCCCACCACCCGGCCCATTTCGCCGGCGAGCTCGGCCGCCTCCGCACCGCCCGCGACGACCGTCGCGTGGAGCACGTCCGCGGCCGTGGCCGCGGTGAGATTCTCCGCGCCGTAGGCGCTCACCGCGGCGGTCAGCGCCCGGGCGACATCCTTGGTGTCGCCCATCCCGATCGCTGACCCTTTCGCCGCGAGCTCGAGGACGGTCATCGCGGCAGCCCCCTGAAAGCCGGTCGAGGTGACGACGAGGAGCGCCTCGGCGAGCTTGTTCGGGCCGATGCCGACCGCCGGCGCCAGGTCCAGCACCGCCCGCTTCATCTCCTGCATCTGCTTCTCAGAGACACCGGAGAGGGTGACGAGCTTCGTGGTCGATTTCTCGAAGTCGGAGGCGAACTTCGTGGCCGCGATCGCCACGCCGGCGAGCGGCAGCGTGATCCCCGTCGTGAGCTTGTCGCCGATCGAGGTGAGCTTGGTGCCCCAACTGCCAAAGCTCTTCTCGAGCGACTTCAGGCTCTTGTCGAAGTCACTGGTGTTTGCGGATATTCGGACCGAAAGTGCGGCGGCCGTCGCCATCTGGTGATGTCCCTATGCGTCTGTGACTCGTCCCAGTAACCGATCAATCGACGGCGCCTTCTGGCTTCCGACGAATGCCGACATGATGTGGTGCGTCATCCACGCCGCGCGTTCCCAGGCCCGCGCGTCTCGGCGGTTCACAATCTCCACGCGATCGGCCAGTTCGGCCGGCGTCATGCACCAGAACTGTCCCTTCCGCACCCCGACGTCGGTCGCGGCGTCCTCCTGCCGATCCAGCCAGTGCCGGAAGTCAGCGACCACATTCAGGGGGTCGCCGCTTCCGGCGTCGCGTTTCCCTCCGGACCCGGCTCGGTGAGCTCGCCTTCCGCCACAATCTTCACGAACCCACTGGCGTTCAGGGCATCCAGCAACTTCTGTCCCAGCGAATCCATCGGCATTTGTTCGTCGCCGTGGTTTTCGATCCAGAGGTCGATGAATTCACTGCACTTGTCCAGGGAGAGCTTCAGGTACTGCCAGCGGAGGCCGTAGAGCATCAGGTAGGGCCAGCCATTGAAGGGATCCACGAAGAGGTCACCAATGGGCTTCTTCGTCGCTTCCACCACATCGCGCAGGTCCTTGTGCCTGAACCGCAACTTGCGCGGAATGTCGAGCTCGATACGCACGAAGCGAACGATGTCAGCCATAAAGAAAAGCCCCAGCATGCCGCACAGACTGGGGCTCGATCTGCGGCTCTGAGGCCCTCTTCGCTCGGCGCTCGTGGCGCCTGTCGATTCCGAACGTCCGACGGCTACACGACGGCGCCGGTCACCCGCCGCATGATCACGAACGTGCCGTCCGTCGCGGTGGCATATCCGAGGTAGACGATCTTGTTGGTGGACACCAAATCGGCCTGCGGACAAATGCCGCCGGCGGCCGCGCTCAGCACGTACGCCGTCGTCTTGGCGGTCGTCGCACCAATGTTCAGCGTGCCATCCACTTGATAGGTGATCGACTGATTGACCGACCCGCCGTTGAGCGCGATCCCGACCACGGTCGACTCTTCCGTGGTGCCGTCCGCCTGCGCCTTCCAGAGCTTGCCGTCCGACGACTTCAGGTAGAGGGCCTGGCCCGCGATAATCGTCTCGCCGGCGATCCCGCGTTCGATGGAGGCCCCCGACCCTGCGACGACGCTGCCCGCCGTAATTGTGAGATCTGCCATAACGTCCCGCTCCTCGTGTCCGCAGCCGCGCTCGGTTAGTACGTGGTCTCAGTCACCGCGCCGGTGATCTGGAAGTCGGCCGAAAACTTGACCTGGTCTTTCGCCGACGAGGTCTTCTCGTACGTCACCATGACGACTTCGCACGAGACCTTGATGTCGCCGACGTCGACACCCTCCGGGCCGTATTCGACCGACGCCGAGGCGATCGTGCCGTCGCGGAAGGCGGCCTTCAGCGCGGACAAGTGCGTGTGCAACGTGCGGTTCCAGTTCCCGGCGAGCGTGATCTTGCCGTCGGCAAAGCCGACCAGATACGTCTTGCTGGTGACGCCGAACGTGGTCGTCTCGACCAGTTCGAGTTCTTCGGGGAACCCGACTTCGTCGCAGGAGTCGCTGATGTCCGTCAGCACGCCACCTGCAGTATCCAGCTTGATTTTGCTGAGTTTCGAATGGATGAACGCAGATGCTGGCATAGCCCCTGATCGCTTTCCTGCGCGTTTCAGGGGCTCTCTCGTGCGCGGTGGCCCTCTCCGACGTGGCGCTCGCGGCGCCGTGGTGGAACTCTCGCTCTATCGCGTCTGCTGCGCGCCGCACCCGCGGCACATGATCGTCACCGGCCCGCCGCCCATCCCGCCCATCTCGATGGCGGCCTCATCCGAGAGCCGCGCGCAATCCTCGGCCTTGTAGCCCGTGCACGTCTCCGGTCGCTCGATCCGCGCGGTCGGCTGGCTCACCGTGTGCCGAATCGCCGCGACCATCACCTTGAGCACCTCGATCTGCGCCTCGACGGCGTCGAGCTGCTTGAGGATGACGGCGCTCATCTGCGCCCGATCCGAACTGTCCCGTGCCGCTCGATCACTCGTGCACCTTGATCGAAAAGACCGCGGGGATGTGCCGCCGTTCCTGCTTGTCCTTGGTCTCGATCAAGACCTTCGTCAGCTTGTCCCCGTACTCAAAGATCGCCGTGCCGTAGCCGGTGACCGCGAGGCCGTCCGGTTTGTTCAGCAACGCCGTCACACGGTTGAGAATCTGCAGCGCCTTGATGTCCCCCGCGTAGTAACTGTAGATGTGCACCGTGAGCGTGACCTCCCACCCCCACCCGGCACTCATCCCGCCGAGGGTGTTCCAGCCCTGCTCCGTCGCATTCGCCACGACGATGAACTCGGACGGCGGGGACTGCGGCTCGTAGTTCAGGATGTTGTCCACCCCGGCGATCGGAGGATCGACCGACGTCAACAACCCGACGAGGGTCGCATCGCCGACGAGCACCGCCATGACGGCCGTCTGAATATCGAGCAGACTCGACGTGCTCGGCATGCATCCCCTACCAGCCCTGACTCAAGACGCGCGCGCATTGCTGCAACGCCTTCACCGCTCGGGCGACAAACGCCCCGGACTCGTTGACCGCCGCCGGCTTCATAAACGGCTGCTCGTTCGGCGCGTACTCGTTGTACGTCGCCACCGCCACCTGGCCCTCGTCGTCGAACACCCCGACGCGCGCGCTCAGCCCGCCGTGGCGGCCGCGGTGCTCGATGTCGAGCTTGATGTGGTCGCTTGGCGTCGCCCCTTGCCCTTCCGGACCGAACGGTGCCGTCGCCTCCATCGTGGTCTGAATGGCTGCCGCCGTCGAAAACACCGCTGTCGAGAGAAACCGTCGCGCCTGCTTCGGCGCCTGGCTGATCAAGCGCTTGAAACTGCCGCCCACGTCCTCAACCTCGGCCACGATCTTCGGCATCAGGCCACCGCACAGTGGAGCACGAGCTCGATGTTCCGCCGCTCCGGGTTCTCAATCTCCAGGAGGTTCAGCGTCTTGCCGCCCCCCACGATGCGCACGCGCTTCTTGAGCGTCTCGAACTCGCTGACGACGTCCGCTCGGTGCTTCACCGTGACCTTGTAAAGAATCCCGTGCTCGGTCGCGTTCACAATGAACGGGACCTCATCCATCGCCGCCCAGTCTCGCCCGAACTCGATGAATGCGCCTGGCGTCTGCCCGCCGATGGTGTCCTTGACCGTCCCGCTCGACGAGAGGACGATCCGACACCGCCGCTGACCAGCACGCTTCCGAGTGGGCGTGGAGCCACCGAACGGCATGGCCTCACGCTCCCATCAGATAGTTCATCGTCTTGCACGCGCACTTGATCTCGAGCGCCGTCCCGGTCTTGAGCGCGTTCGGCGTAATCTTCAACAGCAACCGATGACACACCCGACACCGGAACCCCTCCCACGGGCGATCCATCCAGCTCAGATCGCGTGCCGCCGCTGACGACTCCTGTTCGATGTGCGCCATGCCCTACTGCCGCGGGAAACTCTTGTACTGCCGGTACACCGCGGCCGCGCTCGTGGGCATCTCGCTGATCACGAAGCCCTGGCCGACGATCAGGTCTTCCCGGTTCTCGTACATCGACCCCAGGTCTTGCAACATCGCCAGCGTCAACCGCGGCGGCACGCTCGACCCCTCCGGGCCGTACCCGGCCATGAATCGCACCGTCACCGCGTTCATCTGGCACCGCGTCGCGGGCCAGAAGGTACCGTAGGCCGGCTCAATTCGTCCCCTGGCGCACCGAGGGCCCGTCGGCGCGTCGACAATCACGCGACTCGCGTCCGCTCCGGCGATCCAGGAACTGCCGCTCAGCTGACTGATCACCCAGGTCTGCGTCGTGCCGTTGCCGTCCACGTAGGCGATCGACACCACGCGCAGCAGCGGCGGCCGCGGCACGTCGAACCAGCCACACGCGGGAAACTGATCGACCTTTAGATCCCACGTCGCCGTCAGCAGTTGCCGTCCCGTCGCGTCCTGGCAGCGCTGACTCACCGCCGGGATGAAGCTCGTCTCGATCAGCTCGTCGTCGTCCTCGACATCCTCTCGGCGAATCTGTCGTTTCGCGGTCGCGAGATCGATCGGCTCATCCTCTGGCGGCGACACGAGATACAACGCCATCGCCTTACTGCGTCACAGCACGTTCGCGCACCCGCACGACTGCCCGCTCGGGCTCGTCCTTGAGCAGTTCCGCCCGTGGGCTACTGTCGCCGGACGCCTTCAGCCACGAGCGCATCTCTGCCGTCAGCTTCGTGACCTCGATCACTTGCCCCGGCAGGAACGGATGATCCGGACTCGCCGACGGTGTCGTCTGCAGAAACCGAATTCTCATTTCTTGCCCGTTCTTGTCGGCTGAGACTCTGGTGTCGTCGAAGGACCTGTATCGAGTTCCACCTTCGCCTCACCTCTCCACTCGCCATTCGCGACTTCCACCGCATGTCGGACCTTCTCGACCGCGTCGGCCACGGCTTGCACCTGGCTGTCTGACCCAGTCATCTGAAGGCGCACATACACATGCACGGATGCCATCTGACCCCCCTACGCCGTACCTTCTACGGCCGCGATGTATTTCTCACTGACACTCGCCGTGGGCTGAATAACAGGACGGGTCCGCGCCCCATACTGAATCACGATCACACTGTCGATCGTGGTGCTTGTGCCGCGCGTGATCCGGCACTTGATGAACCGCTTACCCGTGCGACCGATGTCCACCATGTGCTGGTTGTTCGTGGCGTGATTTACCAGCGTCCCGGTGAGGTCGGCATACGCTCCACCCGCGGTCGTCTCCTGACGGACACGGATGTCGTTATTGGCGGCAGGTGTCCCAAAGCGCACAACAAAACAGATGCCATCAAAGCCAGCCATATCGTAGGCGGCCGAATCGATCGTCGAAGTGCCAGCCGCTGTGGGCGCCTCCGCCGTGATCCGCACATCGTCAATCAGCATGCCGTGTCTCTGAGACAACACGGGAGAGGGCCCGTCCGACCCTCTCCCGATGATCGCCGAGTGTTACGCACCCTGAATGAGGTACTTCACGGGATGCGTACCAGCATCCAGGAGGTCCCCGTCATGCCGTGACAGGGCCAGGAATGCCACCTGACCGAGCACCGCGAACAGTTCGTCGAGGCGCAGCACCGTAACATCCCTGACATCGCGGATGATGTACTTGTCGAGCTGACCAAACAGGACCGACTTCGAGCCGGCGGCAATCGTCGCCACCGACTGGTTGATCACGTAGGGATAGCCCAAGAGCGTGTCCGGTTGCCCACTTGCCAGACCAGGCACCCACAGCGGCGCGCCGCTGGTGTCGCCGGAGTACTGCAGCACCTTGATCTTCTTCATGATCTTCAGTGCGGTGTCGTGCATCATGAACCGGCTGTTCGTCCGATACGCCGGATCGATCGTGTGGACGAGATCGACGAGGTTGTCGTAGGTGATCGTCCCGTTGGCGGCCGTGGTGATTCCGGACGACGTCGCCGCCGTCACGATGCCGTTCGGCTGCGAACCGGTGCCGGTCGTAAAGTGATCGTTGGTGATCCGCGCGATGCGCGTGCCGAGCGCATTCCCAAGAAACTCGTTCGCGTTGATCGAGGTGTCCTGTAGGAACTCGATCGACGCAAGGATGTATTTGGAGCTGTACTTCCACGCGTCCAGCACAAGCTGGCCGAACGTCATCTCGAGTTCGGTGGAGGTTGTGTTCTCACCAATGATCACGCCCTTGTTCGCCGTGTCATCCGTGGTGGGAATCGGCAACGGCCCGCCCGTCGCGGTGCGAATCACCGTGGAGGTTGACCGCATCCCGCCATAGGCCAGCAGCGCCACTTCTAGAGATCGCATGGCTTCGTCCGCCACGGTGTAGCCGCCGGTGGTCGTCGAGCTCTGCAGCCCGGTGAGGGCCGCGCGTTCCTCGGTGACCTTCCGGTCCCAGGCGCGGACGTCTTCCTCGCCCGCGCGCAAACCGTTCTGGTTCGGGCACGTGGGCCGCATCGCTGGTCCGAGCGTGAAGGTGAGCTTTTTGGAGTCGACGTTGATGCCGCACCGCCGTGCTAGATCGCGATGGGCTTGGGAAGGTTCTGCCTCCGGCTGGCCGGCCGTCATCCAGGCACGAAGCGCTTCACCCCGATCCCGGTCACTCACCGCGCCGTACTGGGTGCCACGTCCGCGCATGTCGACGGGGTTCGGCTCGCTGCGCCGACCCGTCGACCCCTCGAGGTTCGCCATGACGGTCGCGTGCCGTTCTTCGCGTTCGATTTTCAGGCGGAGCTTCTCGATGTCGGCGTGGATGGTGTCGAACTTGGCTTCCTCATCGGCCGTCATTTCGCGGGTCTCCGCCCGAGCCTTTTTGAGGATTTCGTCGGCCTGGTCCGCCAGCGTTTTGCGCTCGTCGCGAAGTTCCTGAACTGTCATGTGCCTGTCCTCGGGGCCTGGGGACAGGTCGTACAGAACAAGAGGCACTGCCCACAGGCGAATCGGGTTGAACCGTTCGCCGGTAAACAGCGCCTCAGATGGCCAAGGGCCGCTACCGATTTATCGCCAGTCGTTCGTAGAGGGTGGCCTCACGCGAACGACAAGCTCAGAGAGTAAGAGTCAACTACAGCCTAACAGCCCGCTCCGATTTCTCGCGTTTTGAGATACGAAACCCTATCGACAGCCGTTCGCGCATTACGTCCGCCAGATCGATCCGGCGCTTGAGCGCTTCCCTGCTCATTTCATCATGCAGCTCACGCCTGATGCGGAGCGACACGGCGCTGTCGAACTCCTTGGGCCTAGCCACGCGTGAACTCCTGATCGAGAAGGTTGGCGGCGGAGCGCGCGAGGATGCCGTGCGCCTTCGACAGCCTGAGTTTACCGAAATAGTCATCGGTGAATTGAGGAGTGATGGCCGCCATGAGTGTGCCCACCCGTACGTCGAACGTTTCCGACTCCACCAATTGCCTCAGCACTTCGATAGACGCCTCGCGCTCGTCGTCGTGCGCCAGATAGTGGCGAATCTTCGCTTCCAAATCGTCCGCCGTCGAAAACCGCATCAGCATCCGGCTAAACGTGGAGCCGTCATCACGGGCGTCTGTCAACTGAAACACCCCGGTCGCGGCCAACTCGTAGGCACGTGGGTTCAAGCTGACCGCGTCAGGATGGAACCGATGCGGGTTCAGGCAAATCTTCGCGCTGCGGTAGTGATGCTGGAGGTCGGTGTTGTCCACGAATCCTGGCCGGTAGAATTGGCGCAGCGGGGAGTCATTAGAGAGCCTATCCCAGACACCCTGCAGCCGCAGGGTGATGCCAGTCCAGTCGATCGCCTCCAACAGCGAGATCCGCTCAGGAAAGCCCGTGCCGACGAACAGCACGTCGCAGGCAAGTGACTCGTCCGACCAGCCGGGACGATGCACCGCCGGATCATAGGCGTGCGACAGATAGGTCCAGCCGTAGCGTGCCGCCGTCGTGCGTTCGTGCGTGCAGGCGTGGAGCTCGGGATAATGGGTGTTCCACGCGATCTGCTCCTCGTCCTGATACGGGCTCTCGGTGTGCAAGGCCACAACCTTGAAGCCGCCCCACTTCAACAGTTCCAACGCCACAGGATGGAACGACAGCGGGCAGACAAACAGCACCAGATCGGCACGGTGGTAGATCGCCTCCACCAGAATCGTTTCACTGGCTGAGCGCCAGGCCTGCCGCTCCTGCTCGGTCGTCACGGCCCGCCGGTGATACGCCATACGATCGGACATCCGGTACTCGCGCACGTCATGACCAGCCCGCACAAAGGCGTCCCGGTAGCCGGTCGCCATCTCGGCCACGCTGAACACGGCCGGAGGCATACAGAGCAGTACCCTCATCATTTCCAGGCCACCGCGTAGACGTCCCCGCACCGTTGATCGTGCTGGACGTGCACCTTCGAGAATCCCGACAGCCATTGCTCCAACATCGTCGGTGGTACGTTCCGGTAGTACTCGCCTTCACGCAACGGTCCACCATCCACCGCCGAATGCGGAGGACGCGGGTCGCTCGCCGCAGACACTAAAAATAGGCCGCCAGGCGCCAACATCGTCAGCACGTTT